CGACTGTAGCAATGACGTGATCACCGGGTACGGGGCTGATGCTGGGGTCGATGATGACGCGATCCCTGGGGAAGAATGTTGGCTTCATGCACTCATCCTGGATCTCGTAGGCAAATGACTTGCGCCCAGCGGGGATGTCGGTCATCAGGCGGCGATTGGGGTTGACGTTCTCACCAGCAAGAAATGCCTCTATATCCCGGCCACCAAGCAATGGCACGCGGTCGATGTTGATCTCTACGCCCTCCAATTCAATACGAACCGTGGGGTCGTGCTTGTCACCAACACCTGCCTGCAACCAGTTGGGGTTGACGCCCAGCGCCCGAGCGATTGCCGCGGCGTACCTGGACGTGGTTGCCACGCTGTCAGGTGCGCAGATGTAACTCACGGTCTGCTGCTTGATGCCGACCATGCGAGCGAGTTGCGCCTGAGAGATGCCCTTCTCAGACAGAACCTGCCGAATGCGTGATCCGAGGTCTGCCATTTCAGTTCCCTTTCGCCTCAAAGTGAGGCATGTAGCCACGTTTCGCTGTGGACTCCGTGAATGCTACAAGAATCATTGAGCCCAGCAAAGCCCAAATCCGCTACAAATCGTAACATCAACTGCATTTGATTCCCGACAAAAACACAAGGAAATGTGATTGCTTTCTTTCTGAAAAACAAGGATACTTGTTGGTGCCGGATAGGTGGCGGGTAGCTCCCGCTCACCGAACGCAGGGTCAGCTTGTCCTTTCGTAGCCCTGCTTCCGGCCCCCCTGGGGGGAAATCAGAAAGGCAGAAGGATGCAAATGAAACAACAACACACATGCGGCCACAAACTCCACAGTTGGCTACAAATACCCCAAGGCACGGGCGGCATTGTCTTACATCTCTGCAAGGCGTTCCCAAATAAGTTCGGGGGGCGCCAGTGAATTTTTACAAACACCACATCGGTGATTACAGGCGAGACACCACCCACCTGACCATGCTCGAGCATGGCGCCTACCGTCAACTCCTGGACACCTACTACCTTCACGAGCAGCCAATCCCGCTGGAAACCGACTCGGTTTTCCGTCGGTTGTCAGCAAGAACCGAGGACGAGCAAAAGGCTGTCTTAACGGTGCTCGCCGAGTTCTTCGACAGGACCGAAACAGGGTGGGTGCATGGCCGATGTGATGCCGAAATCGAGGAGTACAAGGCCCGCGCCGACCTGGCGCGAACCAACGGCAAGCTCGGTGGCAGGCCGAAGAAAACCGAGTCGGTTATTTCTGGGAACCAAGATGGTACCGATGATAAAACCGAATCGAAAGCTAACCATAAACCAAGAACCATAAACCACAAACCATCTTCGTCGGCTGCGCCGGTGGACGTGGACCGGTTTGCTGAGTTCTGGTCAGCCTATCCGCGCAAGGTCGCCAAGCCCGAGGCCTTGAAGGCATGGATCAAGATCAAGCCAGATGACGAGACCGTTGCCTCGATCATGGCCGGGCTTGCTGCTGCCAAGCAGTCGCGCGACTGGACCAAGGACGAGGGTCAGTTCATACCGCACCCCTCGACGTGGCTCAACCAACGCCGCTGGGAGGATCAGCTTGAGACGGCTGGCGCCAGCGATGACCACTTTGGGGGGCTGCTGTGAATGTCCCAAATCTTCCCCAAGGGGCGAGCCGCATCTGGAACATGCGGCTCGGCGGCATGAAGCCCAATGAGCCCGTGTTCATCAGCGCCATTGGGCCACTCCGAGACTGCAACTTCCAGGTCTACCTGAACCCCGCAGAGAAGTTTGAACAGTTTGACTGGCGGTGGGTTGTCGATCTGTCTGTTTGTCTGGTCTACGACAACCAGTCCGACCACAAGAAGCTCAGCCGCCTTGCCCGACATGTGGTTCGCCACGCGCCAAACGGCGGACTCATGCAGCCCTTCAACCCCAACTTCGGGTACTTGTGGCTGTGGAATGCTGAGAAGCAAAACGGCTCTGTCATCAACTACTGGAAGGGCCACGAAGGCATCCCGTTCATGCACGTCCCTGCCGAACCTGAATCGCTTGAGGTGCAGCCAATGAACCCGATTGATCGTGCAGTCTTTGAAGGAGTGATGCCAGCATGAGCTTTCAAGACATGATCCTTACTGCTGACAGCGTTGAATTCGCTCAGTACGCAGAAACCCCGCACGACGTGGACAAGATTGTTGGCCCAACCCAATTCCGCGACGAGACGATCTCTTACTTGGCTGGCACTGGCAAACAGTCTGGCGCCACGCTGCCTTGGCAGAAGACGCATGACCACATCCGCTTCCGTCCGGGCGAGTTGAGCCTGTGGATGGGGATCAACGGGCACGGCAAGTCCCTGATGACATCTCACGTCATGCTCGACTTTCTGCACCAAAACCAGAAGGTCTGCATTGCCTCGTTCGAGATGAAGCCCAAGGCGACCTTGGCTCGCATGTGCAAGCAAGCCTCAGCCAGCGAGTTCCCGACCACCCGCTTTGTGGATGGCCTGATCGCTCACGCCACCGGAAAGCTCTGGCTTTACGACAAGATGGGCCACACAGACCCTCAGCATCTGTTGGCCATCATGCGGTATGCCGCAACAAAGTTGAAGCTCGATCACTTTGTTGTTGACTCGCTGATGAAGGTGGTTGCTGGAGAGGACGACTACAACGGCCAAAAGAATTTCGTGAATGAGCTGTGTGCTTTCGCGCAGGACTACAACGTTCACGTTCACCTGATTCACCACAGCCGCAAGCTCGGAGACGAGAACCAGATCCCCGGGAAGATGGACTCAAAGGGCTCCGGCGCCATCGTTGATCAGGTGGATCAGTGCTTCACTGTCTGGCGCAACAAGAAGAAGGAACAGCTAAAGGCCTCCGGGAAAGAGGTTGATGAGGGAATGCCAGACGCAATCCTGGTCTGTGACAAGAACCGTCACGGCGAGTGGGAAGGGAAAGTCGGTCTGTTCTATCACAAGGGCGCGACCAGCTACTCCGAGCACGCTAACCGCACAGCGTATTACGACTACTCGCGGTACATGCAAGACGATGGAGTGCCGATCTGATGGCTATGACTGCAATGCAATCTGTGCAGGGGCTCGCTAAAGAGCATGGCATCTCAATTCACATGGTCGACGACTACCTGCGTGACGTCGTGCTGGTCATCGGATCGCTTGGTGATCGGAAGTTTGAGCACGCCATCAGCATGCGTGAGATTCTGTCGCGCCGCGTCGAGGACATGGACGACCTGTACGCCACCAAGTACCGCCTGGTCATAGACGAGCTATTGAAGGACGACAAGGGCAGTTCATCAAAGCAGCGCATCGCGCAGCTTGAAGCAGAGTTGGCCAAGTACAAGAGCACCGTCAAAAGTCTTTCGTTCCAACTCGAGATGTCGAACAGGGGCGGATTCGGATCTGTTGTCAAAGAGGATGAGGTTCGGCGCCTCGCACTCGAGCAAGCCGCTGAGCATCTGATGGATCACGGCGTGATTACTAGCGGCAAGGAGTTGGTCGAGGTCTGTGAGCAGATCAAGAAGCTCCAGAGCCACGACATAAAGATGGCGGTCCTGATGAAGGGGAAGTCTGTCGCCGAATGGGAGTTGCCCCTCTGATGGACGCACTACTCAAGGCACGGGACTCGATGCGCGAGGAGCAGCGCCGCAAGAACCGCGAACTGATGCCTAGACTGGCCGCCCTGGTCGACGAGGTCAGGCAGCAGTTTCCGGACGCAAAGGTGATCTGGGGCGAGGACTTGGTGACTGGACACAAGGTTGGACAGAAGCCTGAGAACGAGAACGCTTTCACCATCCCCAAGGATTACTTCCCTTGCGCCACATACGACACCAACAAACGAAAGGCAAAGCGATGAGCACAAAGAAGCGGGCGCCCCAGGCGCCCAGCCTGGACAGCATGACGTTGCGTGACCTGGCATCCCTGTTCGCAATGAACGGCCTGTTGTCTTGCTGCGTCAACCAGCCGGGACCGCCGAAGTGGGACAAGGTCGCCGAGTGTGCCGATGCGGCAGCAGATGCTTGGGTTGCGCGGAGGGCTGCGCAATGAGCGAGCGTGCAGAACAGAGGCTATCTGAACTTCGCCAAATGAGTGAGGACTTCGCCCGCGCTTACGCCGAGCGCAATTACCTGGAGGAGATGAAGAAGTCGAAGCTCGCGGTCCTGATGAAACGGGCGGAGATGGATGGCCACAAGACTGCGGCAGCCCAAGAGCGCGAGGCCAGGGCGGATGCCGAGTACCTCAGTCTGTTGGAAGGCTTGAAGGTGGCGACCGAGATCAGCGAGAAGCTGCGGTGGCACCTCGAGGTGGCGAAGCTGGGGGTTGCTGTGTGGCAGACCCAGCAGGCAAATGAGCGTGCCGAGCGCCGGGGGTACGGTGCATGAGCGCACTCGAGGTTCAGGTTGCTGGCGACCACTACAAGAAGCAGGCCATCCAACCCGTCGAGTACATCCACGCCAACGGCATCGGGTTCTTTGAGGGCAACGTCATTAAGTACGTCACGCGCTGGCGGGATAAGGGCGGCATCAAGGATCTGGAGAAGGCCAAGCACTACATTGATCTGTTGATCGAGCTGGAAGGTCGCAAGCAATGAAGCCCATCCCCCCTTACCTATCCTTCCGTGACGCATTGACCCGCGGATTCGTCGAGCGCATGGAGTCCCGCGCCTACATGGACTGGGTGAAGGGGCTGCGCTGCGTCGGGTGCAATGCACCAGCGGATGACCCACACCACCCGCATGGCGCTGGTTTCAAGGGCATGGGCACGAAGGTGCCGGACTGGTGGGTGATCCCGATGTGTCGGCCCTGTCACGACGAGCTGCACCACGACGTGCAGGCCTGGGAGGAGCGGAACGGATCTCAGTTTGAACACGTCGCGCTGACGCTCTTGCAGGCAGTCCGCGAAGAAAGACTGCGCCTTGGTTGAGCTGACCCTTTCCCTTCACCAGGTCAAATGCAAGCACATAGGATGTGACAGACCGCCCGGAATGTTCGGGGTCTGTCGGGAGCATGAGCCGGAGGACGTCCGGCGGATGTTCGTTCGAGCTGTTTCCAAAGGCCTTGCCCACCCCGACAAACCAGCCTGCTTCGAAGGCGAGACAGAGTACCGCGAGTACACGGTCGCGACCCTGTTGACGGGGCACGCGAGCAGGGGAGTCACCACCAGGATCAACTACTGCCGCGACTGCACCCCGGACTTTAAGAGGGAAATGATGGAGTCGGGCAGGTGCTCGCACCCAGAGACGGTCTTCGTCCGAGAGACCAATGGCACGAGCGGCGATGTCGTCGGTGTAGCGATAGGCGATCCGGAGAACACCAGGATCTGGGAACAGGCTGTGATGGGGATGATGGGCCAGGTCGTGCTCATGCCATCGCACGAGGCCGTCGGCGCAGTGCTGGACCGGCTGAACGAGAACGGCAAACCCGGGAGGGGCAGGCCACCAAAGAAGAAGGAGGGTGGCCAATGATGATGCTGCCGTACCCCGTCTCGGGGAACAGATACTGGCGCCACTACCGGGGCATGACCGTCCGCAGCAAGGAGGCGATGGAGTACCGAGCCGAGGTGTATGACATCGCATCCGAGTGTCTGTCCGAATGCTTGCAGGGGTGTGTGTCCGTGAGCCTGGTGCTGCACCCGAAGATGCCGAAGGACTGGGTGAGGCGGTTGAAGAAAGACCCACATGCCGTGCTGTCTGTTGGCCGGATGGATCTCGATAACGCGCAGAAGGTTGCGCTCGATGCGTTGCAGGGGATTGCGTTCACCAACGACAGGCAGGTCACGAGTCTGTCGATCAGGCTGGGGCAGCCGGTGGAGGGTGGAGGTCTCGGTGTTCGAGTCTCGCCGGATGAGTTCTGGGAGTCGCCGGTATGACCTGGCAGAACCAGTACATCTACTCCGAGCACGACGAGGACAAACTCGAGCTGAGCCACATCATCCCGCTCGGGGATCTACGGGAGCACGAGCTGACGACGCGCTGCTGGTGTGAGCCGACGAGGGATGAGGAGGAGCCGGTCATCCTCAAGCACCACGCAGCGGACGGTCGCGAGAAGTACGAGGACGGCACGCGCCGCCCGCATTGAGGGGAACAGATTGAAATTCAAGAGCGTCGAACAAGTCATTAAGTTCGCTTGGAATATTATGGAGCGGGCCGAGTACACGAAGTCGGACCCGATGAAGATCCGGGGCACGAGTACGGAAGACCTGAGTCCGATGGACCTGCATGCCCAGGCGGCGATGATTCAGTCGATGGTGGGGAAGTTGCACCCTGCGGAGAGGGATGCAGTGCTGGCGCTGTACGCTCGAGGGCGTGACAGGACGGACGCGATCAGGGGTCTGGCTGACTACCTGATGCCGGGGATGAAGGATTTGATGGGGGTTCGCGAGTTGCAGATCATCCTGATGCACTGGTCAACGAAGCGACCGAGCATCCGGAAGATTGCAGAGGAGACCGGCGTGAGTTACCGCAAGGCCTGTTCGTGGCGGACGGCAGCCCTTCGCGCTTGGATGCCGTTGCAGGTGAGGGCAGTCGGGCGACTGCATGAAAAGATGTTCGGACCGGGAGGGTTCGAGCTGGAACAGTGAGGGTGTCTATCCCTCAATCTGTTCGTCAGTCTTCGTCTTCGTCGTCAGTGACGGCATCCTCGATGAGCTGTTGCTTGACGACCTCGAGACAGCCGATCACGGTCGGAAGCATGATTGCTTCGTCGTACTTGTGGATGACATCCAGGATTTCATCCACCAGGCCTTGGGCGATTTCGCCTTCGTACCTCACGATCTGCGCCCCTTGATTTCTTTGTCGATCACATTCGTGAGCCGGTGCAGGTTCCGCATGTAGGCGACTGCGTCCTTGTCTTCGTTCATCTTGCTGGCCACCATTGCTGCGGCCTGAATGAACCTCAAGTCACCGAGGGCGCTCTTGATTTGCAACAGATCTTCGTCAGTCATACTGCCCCTCGCATTCGCACGGGCTGCACTCGCAGATGGTGCAGTATCCCCAAGCCCTGATGGCCTCGACCACCTTATCCTGTGTGCCAGGGACATCGGGGTGATTGAGAAACATAAAGAGTGCGGAGATCAGTGATTCTCGCCTTTCGTTTTCCCTTGCCCACGCCTCAATGCTGTACTTTTCCCTCGCCTCCAGTACATCAATCTGTTGCTGCTGCTCGGCGATCACTCTTTCTAATGCCTGACTCATGTGTTACTCCTCGCCGGGCATGTCCGGCCTTGGTTGCAGTCGTGATTGCATGGTGGGCATGTTGTAGGTACAGGTTGCTGTACAAACCTCAACCCTTCTTGAACACCATCCTGATAGCCTTCGTTATAGGCATCCCAGCTCTCGCAGGTGCAGACGTAACGATCCGCGCTGTGACTGGCATTACGGTCGAACCCATGCGGTGCTTTCGGGTGCGGGTTGCACTGCTGTTGCTGCTCTTCGCGGTTCATAGGTTCTGCCCTCTCTGTGCGCACGGCCACACGGTCTTGAGCACATGGTTGACGATGCGGTCTGCCGTGTTGTGGCGGTTGGCTGGGTTGTTCTCCAGATACAGCTTGACCACGTCGTTGATCTGCCCAGCGTTGATGCCCGAAGGGGGGCAGAACGTGACACGGTTCAGGGCGTCAGCCACGCCGGTTACATAGCCCAGCGCATTCATCTGGCTGATGGGTGAGCCGTTCATATCGGACAGCAGCATGTTGCCGTCCTTGAACTCGGCGTGTGCGCTGGCGCAGACCAGCACTGCGATTGGCAAAAGGTTCTTCGTGCGCTCACTCATACGCGCCTCCATGTTGGTTCCACTGGTCGTCCATTGATGATCGACGGCAGGGCGTAGGCGTCGTATGCACCCGGCCTCATGCACGTCCTGCCAAGTTCGACTGGGTCGTAGACCGGGCGACTCATCAGTTCGCTCTTTACCTTGGTCGCGGTTCGCTTCTTCTTCGGCGACAGATTCAACAGACCTAGCTCGCTGTATGCCTTGACGCCAGTCTTCGTGATGGCCGCCCTGTCTTGCGAGTCGGCCAGCACCAGGCCCGCTCGTTGCAGGGTAATCACTTGCTCTCGGATGTCTGAAACGCGCTTCGACGGGGCCAGTGCATTCCGCATGACGGCGCATGAGACGTAGCCTTCGGACTCGTTCAGGTGCCCGAGTATCATGTGCACCAGCGTCTGAGCGCGGATGTTGTGTTTCGTGAGTTGCTCGATGTTCATTTGCTTTTCCTTTTTGTGAGTTGCGATGTGAGTTCCTTGCGGGGGACGCACCAGACCTCACCTTTGTCCCCGCAGTCCATGAGAAACGCGCCGGGGATTCGCCCAGCTTTAAGTAGCTGGTGAACCCGCTGGCGCGAGACTCCCAACAGACCGGCGGCGACAGTGGCGGAGACCCAGCCCCGCTGCACTGCCAGCTCGATCACTTGTCCTCCTCCTTCAACAGATTGGCGACGCCATCCTGCTCCGCGTCCATCACCCGGTCTACCCAGCCCATCAGCTCCTCGGCGCAGTCCTGCATGTCGGCAACGTCAGGGTTCGATAGCCGCATGAACTTGGCGAGAATCCTTGCGCTCATACTGTTGTGGGTGTCGAGCAGCATCTTCGCAATCGGCCTGGGCATGTCCGTCGCCTTGGCCACCGTGCCGGCGAGCATAGCGACCAGCTCGGCCTGTTTGCGGACCATCATCGCCACCTCGACGGCCTTGGCGTAGTTCTCGCCGCGAGTTGCCTTGAGGGACTGCATGATTTCGTAGGCGGAGCAGAACGCCTCGTCGAACTTGTTCTTCGGTCTCTCCGCCTCGCGCACCTCGCGGTCCAGGTCGAGCGCCACCTGCACTCGGTCCACTGACGCACGGCTTGCGCCGCCGACATGCCACACCGGAATCGCCTCGACGGCCAGGCCATCGGGTCCGCAGTAGTTCTTGCCGTTCTTCCAGTTGTAGATCGTGGCGAGCGTGCCGTCATCGAACTTCACGTACCACTCGGCGTCGACCTTGTGGCCATCGCCCTTGGTCGGCTTGCCGAACAAACTGGTCAGCTCCTTGTACGTGGCGGTGACATCGCCTCGCAGGCTGGCGCCGTCGGCCTCGTTGCAGATGGACGGGTTGGTGTTGTGGGTTTCGAATTGCATGATGTTCCTCGGGGTGGTGGAAAAAGAAGAGGCCGCATAAGCGGCCTCGTGAGTTGCGGCGTTGTGTGTGTTACGCATAGACATGCACCTTCCCTTCGGTGTCGAGCCAAATGATTTGCCCGTTAACCCGAGTTGGCATGACGAACTTGATCTTGCTTCGCAGTTCTTCGAGCGTTGTGTGTGGCGCCACCGTCTCGCCGTCCTCCATGTCGCACCCAAGAACCAGAGCCTTACCAGCCAGCGGCTGAGGGAAGTCGGCGTGAATGAAAAAGGCTTGGTCGTCCTTGAACAGGCCATCATCATCAACAAACAGAGCGTCGCCGAATCTGTTGATCCGAGCTGCGTCGTAGGTGTCGCAGTCGATCAACTCGTAGATGTGCTTGTACTCTCCGCTGTATTGCACCTCGTTGATGGTTTGGGTGTGAGGGTCGATGACCCAGGTGGTAAACGATGCGTGTGTCATTTGAGTTCCTTTCAGGAAAAGATGTTCCAGATGTTTGGCGAGTAACCAATCAGCACGAAGAAAGCGGCAAGGCCAGCGATCATCAGTGCCTCGCGGGCAGCGGCACCCAGCGACATGCGGTGAGTTGCGATGATGCGTCGTGACGGTGGGCAGAAAGCGAGTTGCACACGAATCATGTGCCCGTCGTAGTCGGGCATGGGCTTGGTGTAGAGCAGTCCAATCTGAACCTTGCCGGTGTGGTATGGGGTCATGCGTTTTCTCCTTCACCTGTTCGAACGTAGACCCATGCTTGAACCCAGTGGCCTGTTCCGTCGCCGGTCTGGTTGACCTGGGCGTTTTCGTCGATCTCGATGTCGTCGCTGGCGTAGGTGCTCCTTGCTGCCTCTATCAGTTGTTCGTTCGTCATGCGATGGTCTCCTTGGTCTGTTGTTTTGGCAGGCTGTAGGCCTCTCGGCACTTGGCCATGGCCCGGATCACGGCTGGCTTGTTGGCCCCGGCGTTCTCGACCTGAGTCAGCACTGCATCCAGTGCTGTCAGCATCAGTTTGCTTGGGGGTTGCTCGGCCTTCTTCTGGTTGTTGACCAGTCGCTCAATGGCGGCCGTCACTCCGTCGATGGTGTTCAGTCGCAGGTCATTCAGATTCATACGCTCTCCTTGATCGTGTTGATTGCGCCAATAGCCTTCTGGTAGGCGAAGTGAACTCTTGCGTTGCCGGT